AGCGTACCCTTATAGTTTGCAACGAAGTGGTACTCTGCGATGTAACCAGCGAGCATCTTCGACGTCAATTGTGTGGGATTTAGAGCGTTAACTCTCCTGAGATCAGCAATTAAACGTCGGAGGTCGATCATATAGTCCTGCTAAATGACAAAAGGAACCAAAGTGTTTTATGGTTAATAAGCGTCAGGGCAAGGACCCAATAGAGCTGCGAGTTTTGCTCCATTAGAGATGATCGATCCTATGGTGTCTCGGTTTTGCCATGCTTTTGAGAGCATATGTTTGGCACCGTCCCATAGGCTTCCCATCCACGAACGAGGTGTTTTGTGGTCGGGGTTTTGGTTGACTCCTGCTAAAATTTGTGGTAATGGTGACACTTTGTTAGGTACATTCTTGAAAAGATTGAACGCGACAGCATCGTCCACCTAAGTCCAAAATACACCATTGCCTTTGATATTCATCTAAAGGCCAAACTTAGCGGGGTTACCGGTAGTGATGTCTTCTGCAACATTTTGCAAGATGACGTAGTTGATGAGTTCGCCAACAAACTCAGTGTCATTAAGATTGTCCTACTTTTGCTACTGGGATGTGTAAATCAGGTCGTGATTCACAATTCCAGATCGCAAATGAAATTAGGGCTCCATAATCTCAATGTTTTCGGATATATTGATGAGCTCTTGCAAGCTATATCCTTGGGCGGAAGCGTTCTAAAGTTGACCATAGGTAATGGTGTTCCTAAAGTACGAACCGATGAAGTTTGCTCGAGGGGCCAAGATATTGAAATCCGCCTCGGCTGCCCAGACGAATCCACCTTCAGAGAATCCGGTGAAATCCGAGCCATAGATTTGGATCATGCTGCGTGCGAAACTAGCTTATTCAAAAGAAGCCTTGTTGAGGAAATGAACATTGAGATCAGTTTCCGCGAACTAGGCAATGAAAAAGCCGCCGAGCTTACTGGTCGCAGGAATTTGACCATCCGCTCCGGCGCCGAAAAAAGCAGTTGCCGCAGGGCACCACATGATCAAAGTATAGGGGTGGGTGCCTAGGGGCTGGTCTGTCGAATTACTTATTTGCCTCGCCTCCTAAATGGATTGAGAGACAGCAAAAGTATTAGTCGGCAGACTAGTCACATTCATACCTGCCACATATGGCACGTTATATTTGCCCGGAAATGTTTTAGCAACAAGCATTTCATCCCAAGCAGACATAACGCCTTGGAGTTGAGGTTGAACCGGCATCCCATGGTGGGTTTTGGCATTGCGGCTAATATTCTTAGCCGACTGCTCAATCACATGCTCAACAGCGTGAGCCTGATCACCCTCTGCGCCTGCGAGAGTTACGTGACGAGCGCCTTTCGGAATTTGAATGGAGATCCCGTGATGAATCTTACCCTTCCTCTTCCGTGCTTTGGTCTACTCTTTGATAGAAGGTGCCTCGTTTCGGCGTGGGCGGCCTCCTTGCTTCCCAGCTGGAGCGTTGCCATTTGCCCTGTGCCTCTTCCTAAGCTTTTCTGCCTTCTTTAAGAGCTTTTCTGGATCTTACATTTGGTAGCGATTTAGTTGATAATATCAAAACTTTGTCGCCTAACCTGCCACATATAACGTTCTTATTGAAAAGAACAAAAAGGGTTTCGCTCGAAATGTTCAAATAATAATGAACAGCCTGCTCATTCATATAACCATTTGGAGTATTAGCATAGCGAATATTCTTAGCATGCAAAAGAATGTCATTCACTCTAGCGTCGTCTGCTGTAATAGCAAAGTGTGCTTTAGACTAGAGAATTCTAATCTATTAGAGTAAAATATCTTCAATCAAATGAGAAATTCGCTCACTCTTGAGACCAATATATATGGCAAGTCGATGTAGAACGGGATGCAAGAGCAAGAATTAGTTAGAACCTGTAAAAAATTACTTTGTCCGCAAAATTTTCTTGACATCTCGAATCAAGATCCAGTCGTCGACTGTGCCGGTGGAATAAGAAAACATAGAACAGAATTCAAAATCCCACCAGTCAGAAAGGGTTAACTCCTTGACACACTAACCGAGTCCAACTACGTTGTCCTCAGTGTTCCTAGCAGTACGCTAGAAAATGGCATCAAAGACTTACTTGGCTATGCATTTGAGAACAAACACAACAACATCATCGCCAGAGGCAATCACAAAGATTCTCGGATCGTTCCAAGGTGTCTCTGATATGCCTGCATCCCAGAGATAAAAATACACAAACATTAAAGAACGTAAGGTATTACCCAGGGTGGTTCTAGTCGCAAGACCAGACACAACAGTGCCTCGGACTTTGACGTAGATGTAATCCAACCAGGGTTCTGGGATAGTTTTAGATACGTGCTTGGCAAATTGATGTTGGACATCTTCTGGCCACGGTTTCCCGTTCACATGTGGAAAATGGAAGAATCCCATATTGACAGTTCTGAGGAGATTCTGCATGACAACGCCATGCATACTCTCGATTGATCGTCGACACATGTCCTGTGGAAGTTAATCCACATTCCATACAAGCATACGTTTAACAGTGTCAG